CGACTTTTGGACACAGCAGGTATTAAAACCAATTCATCTTAAAGTTATGCTCTTTTTAAGGGGCATAGCTCAAGATGGAACTTTTGATCAAAATGCTGCTTTCAGAAGAGTACTAAAGAATAGTACTGCATCTTATAGTGCTTCATTCGACTTATCATCAGCAACCGATAGATTTCCTTTCCGTCCACAATATGTAGTTGTTCAACAGTTATTTGGTCAAAAGATAGCAAACTTCTGGGCGAAACTCCTTATTGATAGAGATTATGTAATGATAGATGAAAACAAGGAACGTAAAGGGATTCGATGGTCAGTAGGTCAACCCTTAGGAGCATACTCGTCTTGGGCGGTTTTCAGTTTAACTCATCATTTATTTGTCCAATATTGTTCATATTTAGCCACTCCAGTTAAGTCCGATTATAGACTTTGGAAGTTCGATAACTACGTTATTCTTGGTGATGATATAGTAATAATGGATGAGGTTGTATCAAATATCTACAGTGAACAAATGACGAAAATGGATGTAGTTATACACCCATTAAAATCATTCGTCTCTAAAGGACACTGTGGTGAGTTTACAAAAAGGCTTTTCTATAAGGGAAAGGAGATATCTCCTCTTCCGATTACCATCTTCTTATCAATCAAGGAAAGTCTTTATAACTTACCCCAATTCTTAGAGATGATAACTGAAAGGTGGAATATTCCATCTTTTATCATAGGTGTTTGGGCGACTAAATATAACATTTTTACTAAGAAAACAACACTTCTCCAGATTCTTATTTCCTTTAGGGAATTAATTAACGGAAGGAGTGCTTATCCTTATTGTCTGTGGGATAGAACTCAGGTTCTTAAAGAACTTAGAGATTATATCTACAGCAATGTTGTATTAAATTTAACCTATTATGGGGAACAATTAGTCCTAGACACTTCAGATTGGAGTGAAAAGAGATTAAAGAAAAGATCCAAAATCCGTGACTTAGAGGACGTTATTGCAGCCCTTAAACAGGCCCGTATAACGGTACCTACATCGTTACTGGTAATAGATCCAGACAGTGATTCTTACACCCATATGCTCCATCCTATCATACAAAGTTTCATTTACCAGTTTTCGCGAATGGAGGTTAAACATGACTTCACAAGAACGAATGTATATAATCGGGATATAACTCCTAAATATAGGGACTTTGTCCGTGTAGAAATGGCATCTTTAGACCTCTTCTTCTTGAAAACTAAACGTAGACGTTTACATGACGTGACACGACTTTCACTTGAATTCTTAAAAGGAATTGATCCTCAATCATTCAAATTCTAAATCGCTGCTTTCA